GAAGTACAATCATGTTAAATATCATGGTGAATATTTACATGCACTAGCGATAGCGGTCACTTGCATACCAGACAGATCACTTAGTTTTCAAGTGGTTTTTACAGGAGCAGAGACTTATGATGATGAAAATGAACCAAATATACATGGTGGAGCAATGTGGGCTAGAATGCCCATAGAAGCTCTTGTAGGAGATACGATATTGGAGCAATGGCCCGAACCTATGTTGCCACGTTTAGCGCAACCTTGGGACTGTAGCTCACGAGGACATCAGGTACATGTTTATGACAGAACAAGCTCAAGTCCTTGGATATGTAAGATAGACGGAGAGTTCCATACAGGTAAGTACATGTTTACAGTAGATTATACAGATAGTAGTATTTCTGACGATCCTGCTCAACATAAACAGAGCCATGTAATAGAACTTACCGATGCAGGAGAATGGACAGGTAATATAGTAGCTCTTCCTAATAATAGAGTAAGAGTTACGAATCCTGCCCTTTGGGAATGTGGCGAAGGTGCTCCAGATTTTAGACCTAGCCAATGGGTTCTTAGTGCAGAGTGTGACAGTAGCTATATGGACCCTGAAGTTACATTTGATAATTTATATGCGGAGAACAGTAATGGCAAAGATGAAGATGGTTAAAGGCCCAGATGGAAAGATGGTTCCTGACTTTGCGGCTGATGGTAAAGGTAAAATGGCTGGTGGTGGTATGATGAAATCTAAGATGAACACCAAGGGTGGTATGAAAGGCGGTGGTATGATGAAATCTAAGATGAACACCAAGGGCGGTATGAAAGGCGGTGGTATGATGAAATCTAAGATGAACACCAAGGGCGGTATGAAAGGCGGTGGCATGATGAAGTCTAAAATGGGTATGAAAATGGGCGGTCTTAAAACACCTACTGCTGACCAAAAAGGCCTAAAGAAGTTACCTGAAGAAGTTCGCAATAATATGGGGTTCAAAAAAGCTGGTGGTATGATGAAGACCAAAGGCTATGCTATGGGCGGAATGAAAACTAAAGGCTATGCTGTAGGTGGTGTAAAAACTAAGGGCGCAGCTAAAAGTTCTGGTCGTGGCAGAGGAATCGAATCGAAAGGTGTTAGACCTGCTAAAATGGTGAAGATGCGAGGTGCGTAGATATTATAAAACAGGTGGCAAAGCCAAGTCTGGAGGTAAAATTTGCCCTGCTGGTAAGGCGTGGGCAAAACGTACTTTTGACACATACCCTTCTGCATATGCAAATATGGCAGCTTCTAAATATTGTAAAGACCCTAATTATGCAAAGGGTGCTAAAGGTAAAAAGAAGAAAAAGTAATGGGTCAGTTAAAAGAATGGGTAAAACAAGACTGGGTTAGGATTGGCACAGACGGTAAAATCAAAGGTAAGTGTGGTACTTCTAAAGATAAGAAGAACCCGGATCGTTGCCTACCTAGAAGCAAAGCACAATCACTGAGTCAGAGTGAGAGGGCTACTACTGCCAGAAAGAAAAAGAAAGCTGGGGCAAAAGGAAAAACCGTGGTAGCAAACACACCAAAAGCTAAAGTAAGAAACATGAGAGAAGGTGGTTTAAATAAAGGTACACGATCTATAGCTAAAGGCTGCGGTGAAGTGATGGAAGGTAGACGTAAAAAAACTTTGTATGTGTAGGGAATAATTATGGCTACATCAGGTACTACCGCGTTTGATATGGATTTTACCGAAATAGCTGAAGAGGCTTGGGAAAGAGCTGGACGTGAGATGCGTTCTGGTTATGACCTTAGAACAGCTAGACGTTCTATGAATCTAATGACAATAGAATGGCAGAACAGAGGTATAAATCTTTTTACTATAGATGAGGGCACTGTTAGTCTAATAGAAGGCACAGGACAGTATACTCTCCCCGCAGATACTATTGACTTATTAGAACAAGTCATACGCACCGATAGTGGCACCTATCCGACACAATCTGATCTTAACATAACACGTATTAGTGTAAGCACTTATGCTTCTATTCCTAACAAGTTAATACGTGGTAGACCCATACAGGTATACATAGAAAGGCTGGTGGATGCACCTAAAATAAATTTATGGCCTGTGCCGGACAAAAGTAATCACTATGTATTTAAGTATTATAGAATGCGTAGGATACAAGATGCTGGTAGTGGTATTGAAACAGCAGACATGAACTTTCGATTCTTACCGTGTCTTGTTGCAGGGCTTGCATACCATATAGCTATGAAAGATCCAGAACTTGCACCTAGAATACCTTTACTAAAAGAAACTTATGAAGAACAATTTGCTTTAGCTGCTGCTGAAGATAGGGTTAAGGCTCCAGCTAGATTTGTACCGCGTATAGGATATTCCTAATGTCTACTAGGTTTGCCTCTAACAAGCGTGCAATAGCTGAGTGCGATATTTGTGGTTTTCAATATAAGTTAAAAACCCTTAGAGATATAGTAGAGAAAGGTAGAAATACTCATTTAAAAGCCTGTAATGAATGTTGGAATGAAGATCACCCCCAACTTAAGTTAGGCGAGTTTCCTGTGTATGACCCACAAGCTATCCGTGACCCGAGACCTGATAAAAGTTTAGGTGATGCAGGGTCCACAAGTAGTAGGGTAACGCAGTGGGGGTGGAATCCAGTTGGCGGTCCTACATCCTTTTATGATAATCTAGTTCCAAATACTTTAGTAGGCACAGGCAGTGTAGGCACAGTTACGGTGACAACATGACTATGACATATGCACAGTTAAAAACAAACATTGAAGACATTGTAGAAAATTCATTTACTACAGATCAACTTAATTTATTTATACAACAAGCAGAACAAAAGATATATAACATTGTACAGTTTCCTGCCTTGCGTAAAAACGTAACTGGTACGATAACATCTGGAGTAAAGTATTTAACAGTGCCCACTGACTTTTTATATGTTTATAGTTTGTCAATTATTGATTCTAGTAGTAACTACATATTTCTTTTAAACAAAGATGTTAATTTCATACGAGAGGCTTACCCTGTTGCAGCCACCACAGGAGTTCCTAAACACTATGCTCTCTTTGACCAAACATCTTTTATTTTAGGCCCAACACCTAATAGTGCGTATACAACAGAATTACATTATGGGTACTATCCAGAATCTATTGTTACCGCTAGTTCTACCCCTTGGTTAGGCACTGAATTTGATTCAGCACTTCTTAACGGCTCTTTGGTAGAGGCTGCTAGGTTCTTAAAAAGTGAACAAGATATTACTGCTGTGTATGATAAAATGTACAATGATTCTCTTTTGCTATTAAAAAATCTGGGGGATGGTAAATTACGAGCTGATACATACCGTTCTGGACAACCTAGAATAGGTGTAAACTAATGTTTAATATTGAAATGGGTTTGTCGCAAACTGGAGTAGTAGGAGTAGAGACTACCGAGTATAAAGGGCATGATGTAGAGTTCTGGGCAGATCGAGCCACACAACGTATTGTATCTGTGGGGGGCGATTGTCATCCAGCAATACAGGAACAGGCAGAGGCATTTAAAAAGCAAGTGTTTAATACGATTGTTTTTTATATGAAAGAAGCAATTAAAAGTGATAGAACTACCTTATCTGGCACGTTAGAGAAAAACCAACAAGGTGATTTGGCAAAAATAATTAGGAGGATTTAATGTCTATATCTCAAGCGATGTGTACTAGCTTCAAAAAAGAACTGATGGAAGCAAAGCACAATTTTTTAAATAGTGGTGGTAATACATTTAAGTTGGCAATGTATACAAGCTCCGCAAGTCTTGGGGCAGGCACCACTGCTTATACCACTTCCAACGAAGTATCTGGAACAGGGTACACAGCAAAAGGTAACACGTTAACACGGGTTGATCCTACAACTAGCAGCACTACAGCGTTTACTGACTTTGCAGACACTACCTTTAGTTCAGCAACGTTGACTGCAAGAGGAGCATTAATCTTTAATGAAGATACTTCTGGCGATACATCTGTTTGTGTTCTTGACTTCGGTGGAGATAAGACCTCTACGGCAGGAGATTTTACTATAGTGTTTCCGACAGCAGATGCGAGTAATGCGATCATACGGATAGCGTAGTATGGCAAATATTAACGGTTGGGGTAGAGGTGCTTGGGGCGAAGGAGCTTGGGGCACAGCCTTACCTGTTAATGTTACAGGAGTAGTAGGAACCTCTGCTGTTGGCAGTGAGTCAGTAGTAGCCAAAGCAAACGTATCTGTTACGGGGGTGGCAGGGACTTCTGCTTTAGGTAGTGAGTCGGTAGTAGCAAAGGCTACTGTATCTGTTACAGGGGTAGCAGGAACTTCTGCTTTAGGTAGTGAGTCAGTAATAGCAAAGGCCACTGCTTCTGCCACAGGGGTAGAAGGAACTGGAGCAGTAAACGCCCCCTCTGCGGTTATAGGCGCAGCA